ATTAGGGCGCAAAGTTGCTTGGTACTTGTCTCCCTCGCGTACGTCACAGGCTTCTGCCATCGCGACGGAGATGTAACAATTCTCGCCATCATCAGTAAGAGAATAAGCGGAACCAGTACGTGTTACGTTTGTGATTTCGATAACCTTTGATGTGTATGTAATCATCATTCTTAACCCAATTAAGTGTGTGCAACGCAATAGTTGCGGTGATGTTTGAACCAAGAGTTGTGCACTCTTGGACTGCTCAATGAACACCGAAAGTTAAGAGAAGATTTTGGGAAAACCCTTAGCAGGGGAGCGCCTTCGACCACTCGGCCACGTTTCCGTGGACGGTAATACGCAGTAGGCGTTTGATATGCAAGAGAGTTATTCATCTTTCTTATTGCTTAACCTTCGGTGTGTACTCAAGTTGTGTGGCTGACCCTTACGCGAGGGACATCACGGCTGCTTTATGATCCTCGAAGGTCGTGTTCATGTAACGCATGACCATCTTTAGATCGCTGTGCCCAAGTAGATCGGCGATCACTTTGGGCGGTACTCCGTTACGCGCAAGGCGCGTAGCGAATGTGTGTCGTAAGGCGTAAGGCGACTTGGTAATGCCAAGTTTGTCTGTGACTTTACGCCAGTGGTATCCGATCTGTTTGTTCGTTTCGAAAGGGCGACCTTCGAGTAAGAACGGATACGTGTGCGGCGGCGGATCACTCCGTGGGATTGTTGCGAGGGCACTATCGTTGAGGGGCACCCGACGCTCCCTGAGTTCTCCGTCTGCGCCCTTGTACGAACCGAGGACTACAGTGTTGTTACTGAAGTCTACGTTGTCGTAGGTCAGACGCATCGCCTCAATCGGACGCGCACCAGTATGTAAGAGGAAGTTGCAAAGGCGTCGGATGTCAGGGTGCAAGTCGGGAAAGATTGCGTCGATCTCTTCTTGCGATAACGTATCCGTTTTGTGTTTACCTTCGCGCGGCTTCTTCAGTTTAATGGTGTCGCGTAACCCGAGGGATGCGGCAAAGTTTAGTACGCCTTGGAGTTGGTTAAGGTCACGCCGTATGGTTGAGTTGGCGTTGCCTTTGTTGACGTGCTTCTCCTCGACATATTCTTCGATGTCGTTCAAGTCGATCTTGTTGACTTGGTAATCTCCGAAATAATCTACGAGACGCATGACGTACTCCTGTGTTGACTTGCTGCTCCCAGTATGGGGCGACTTGAGATAGCGACGAGCGACTGAACGGAATTTGTTTTGCGCTCCGTGTATGGATTTCTGTCCGAGCTTTATGTGACCCGCTAGAACTTTGGCTTCGTACTCCGCTGCTAATTGTTTTGCGTGTACGTAGTCGGATGTACCCAGTGAGTGTCGGACGCGAAAGCCTTGCCAGTTACCTGTCGCGTAATAGAATTTGCCACCGCTGCGCTTCTTTACTTTGAAGAGTGGCACTTATGATTACTCCTTTCTGTATAAGTTTTCGTATGGGTCAGGCACGTTAGGATCGTAAGTTCGTGCCCAGTCTATTGGTAGGCCGCCCGAACTTCGGGCATATTCGGTAGGGTCTACGCGTTCGAGAATGTCGTGCATGACGAGAGCAGCCTGCCCTCTAGTCTTTGTGCCGACCTTCTTACATACGGCCCTTACATGTAGCTTAACAGTATTCTCTGCAATATTTAGGACGTCCCCAATATTTTTATTCGCCCATCCTTCGATAAGGAGTTGTGCAGTTACGTGTTGTTTGGCAGTCATAGTTCGGAGCAAAGAGAGTTCGGCGGGGGAAACGGAAGTAGCAGCGTCCGTCTTAACCGTAGCATCCTTACCCTGCTGTAGTAGAAGGTTTGTGATAATGTCGAGCTTGGCTTCAAGGCGAGCAAGCTCGAAACGTAAGTTCTGATTTGTACTAGACATAGTATCATTTTGACCTGTGATAGTTGATAGTTGATAAGGCCCATTGTTCTGTGGGCTATCATGAATGTAGTGTTTATGATACATCTATGTCAACACCTTTCGTTTAGGAAAGGCTCCCCCCGTTGCGTAAGCTATTGATTACGCATGATTAAAAATTGAAATTAGTTAGTCTAGTGGCAGTGACACATAACTTAATTTGAAGTTATGAAGATGGAAGTGACCATCAACTTGTCACTGCTTGGATACCTCTGATGGCAAGGGTTGTTGAAGCAAAGTCTATCTCGTTTGAGAAAGCCCTTACTCTTTCGGCGTACATTTCCCAGCAATCTAAGAGAAGTGGGCGTGCTTCTATCCACCGATAGTTTTGTGGGCAACGTCGAAAGGTAATGTAGTCCTCCCCTTCGCAATCTGCTGCAATCTTTTCGGCAGCATTGCGTGATATGCCCACTTGCTTGGCAGTGCCCAAAACTGTGGCGAAGTTTTTTGTGTAGTGATTACGACAGACCGTGAGGCCAAATGCACGACGGTTACTGGATGATAAGAAGTACCGACGACAGCGTAACGCATTGTCGTCAAGCCCTTCGGTAGTGTTAGAGACAAACATCTCATATTCGAGTTGAGCTAGTTGCTCTGCATACCTTTGCTTTAGTTTTCTCTCCATGTGTATAAGGATAAACTTGCGTACACTGGGGGGAAGGCAGCTAATTGCAGACCTTTTGGTGTGTCTCGTTGTGGATGAGTACATCCAGCAATAGATCTTTATCCTGGTGCAGAAGATATTCGATTGTCTCCTGGCTGTCAAAATACATAGGCGAGGCTAGGTCGCAGTACGTATCACCACTAATCTTTGCGCACCCACTGATTAGCACGGTCAACAAGGTAAGGGTCATCAAGGCTGTTGATTTCATCGTCAATTTCTTTCTGGGTCTTGAGGTTGGAGATGCGCTTCTCGTCTATCTTGCGCTTTACCTTATCTGTTCCCCGCGCGACGCCTGCCGAATAAATGCCAAGCAAGCCGAGTACGAATGAAACGGCAATAAGGCCGTAGAGTTGCAACTTTGATATTCCGAACATGATTTAGTGCCAGCCTTCTGCCCATGCTTTCAGACGTTCCCTCATTATATACAAGCCAAAGAGTATAGTGATGCCTGCAAACCCGAGGATGATGTACTGCGCGGTTTCGTCCATGCCCGAGAGAGCGGTGATAGTTGTGCCTGCGGATGCAGCGACAGTTGCGGCGGATGCCTTAACCGTTTTCGATTGAGCGGGTTTCGTACGCTCTGGTTTCTTTGCCGTAGCTTCAGACAGGTTTACGCCTGCCAGCCACTTGGAAACACGGAAGCCTGGGCAGGCTTTCGTAGATAGACGATTGTGACCGATGACATTCTCGTTCTTTACGTTGAACTGCGCTTGAAGCTCTTTGATGAGAGAGTGCAGACGGGCAAGCTGTACGGGCGTGTAGTGATCGGTTGCTAGGTCGTCAGCGTCGGAGCCGAAGCCACCGATCAGACAGATAGCAATGGAGCCAGTGTTGTGACCCTTCTGGGCGGCTGGTGTCTTTTCAAGAGGGCGACCAACGACGGCTTCACCATTACGTGAGATGACGTACGAGTACCCGATCATGTCAAAGCCGCGCTCGCGATGCCAGCGGTCGATCTCTCTTAGCTGTTCGTTAATGCCTGCGTCTGCCATCCACTCTGGTCGTGTGGCAGAACAGTGTACGACTATCGTGTCGATCTTTCTCATAGGTTAAACTCCCGAAGTAAAGTTTGATCTTGATGTTCAGGTGTGAACAAATCGGGATTTACTTTAATGGTTAATGGCGGCGTGTCGTCCCATCTGCGCGCAAACATAAGCTCGAGATCGAGGGCGACGAATATGTAGACACCATCGTACGCAGGCTTGCGTGCTTCGTTTACCTTGAAGTGATAGCGAGGTTTAGAGTTAGGACGGTCTTTGCGGAAGTACGGCACGCGGGTGGATTTAACCTGTACTCGAGTGATCTCTCCGTCTGGGTGCGATACCCAGAGATCATCGTAAGGAAGGTCTACGTGACTGACACGAAGTCCCATCGTTTCTAATATGTACGCTACGTAAAATTCAGCGGATCGACCGCTGTAGATGTTTTGTTGGCTAGGCAATCATCTGTTACGCAGAAGTGTCTCCAAGTGAGTGATTGTTACTTTTGCTGCTGATAGTTCGGAGCGTAGTTCTGCCATCTCCTGTAATAGTTTTTCTATCTGTTCGGTCTTCTCGTCCAGCTTTCCAGCTAGGCGGTCAACCTGTGTTTTAAGTGTTTCATTAAACTCAGCGTCACGCTCGCCGTTCTTCAACGCCCTTTCGTGCGCGTTCTGCGCACGCTTGGACATGTAACCCCATAAGCCTGCTGAACCTATAAGGGCGATAAGTACGGGTAGTAACTGCTCGGCGGTCATGACGCTGCAAACCTCTTCTCTTCTAAGCGTTGACGGTGGACTAAGTTTGACAAGTAAAAGGCATGAGATGCCATGTAAAAGCCTGCGAGCACATGCGCCCACATAGCAACGCCTTCCTTTTTAGCATCAGGGGCGTAAGAAGTCATCCCGTTCACCCCCATAGTATAGTAAACATTCCCGACAGGAGTGGGGTCGTACGTAAGGTATAGGGACAGGACTGCTACGGATAG